TAGATGAACGTTTACCTATTTTTATTACCTTTCTATAACCATGTTTATATGTTTTAACTAATTTTCCCGGTCTAATATCTTGAATCTTACAATATTCTTCTTTCATATTTGAATAACACAATATATCTGTCCCTTCATTAAAACAAGATATTGTACTGGACAAAATACTTGGTATTTGAATGTCATTATTTATACCGGTCACATTACCATCAGTATCTATATTACTACTACTAATTGGTAGTGTTACTGAAAATAAATTTGGATATAGAGGACCTGTTGCTTGAAATTTTTCTACACGTGTATTTTCAAATCCTTCACCTGCGTACAATGTCATATTTGGTATTGCATTTACTTCGGGTAATTTTTTTTCATATACGAATACTACATCTTCCGATGTAACTATATTTTTACGAAAGTAACCATAATACGCGATTGTAATACTATCTTTATTAAAATTAGAATCATTAAATCCATTACCACTACCATTTGTAGTTTGATTCTGAATAGGAAAACTTATTAAAATGTGAGATTTAGTATTATTACTTGTTAATGGTATTAATATATCTTCAGATGGAATAACCAGACCATCTGGCATAGGCATAGTAGTATTAATAATTTGTGTTTTAATATTTGCCAGATCATTATTTTTGTTTTTTGTCTGAGGTGGCGATGAAGTGGTTATATCTAAATTAATAATATTTTTACCGTTTATTAATTGGCATTTTACACCATCTGTAGTACCATTATATTGAATATGTATATTAGATATAAACATATTGGATAATATTGATGATTCATTAGTATAATTAGATTTCAATGTTAATAAAGTTTGAGTATTATTTGTATCTATATTCGGCGATGTAGTAGATTGATTCTTTTTTAATATTGCATTTGATTGACACAATATAGTACTATATATATTTGTAATGTCTTTCATATCATATTTTAATTCATAACTAGGTTTTATTTTAGGACTATCTATGCCTTTTAATAACATAGGTGATCCTATAGATATAAATTTATAAATAATACCTAATTTGGGTATTTGAAAAACAGTACCAACTGGAATAAGTGTATCACCACCGTCAATACTTATATCATTATTATTTCTAGTTATATTAATTAATGGTTTTGGATCCACACCAGATGTATTTGTATTTGATTCAGAATCTACTAGACTTACTACTTGACCTGATATTAATGGTATAGCAATTATATTATTAGGTTGTTGTGTTAAAACATCTTGATTAATTTTAAACTCACCATTATCTTTCTTTACCATTGTAACAAAATTAATTATTGTATCAGGTTTTATAATATTACTCAATTCAGGGTTTTTTTCCAAATAATATGTATTTAATCGAGTATCTACATTTGGTATAAGGGTTGAAGTGTTTATTGTAGTCATGGAATTATCAGTACCATTTAATTTAGATGCTAAATCGGTAAAATAATCATCATCTAATGGTTTATTTAGAGTTGTGTTTTTCAAATCGGTTAAAGAGTCTTTGATTTCTTTTGTGTATTTTATCGATTTAAAATAATTATACACTATAATATGGTTTTGAGGAGAATATTCAAACATTCCACCATCTGAAACATCAGAATCTGATAATGCGAATTGTACTGTAAATAATTTATTATACTGTGTTAGAGGTGTCTCATTAATAATAGCTCTTTGAGATGATGTTGAGTTATTAATAATAGGTGGGGGTATTTGTATTGTTGTTGTTGTAGGGTCATTAATAATAGGTGGCGGTATTTGTATTGTTGTAGTTGTAGGGTCATTAATAATAGGTGGCGGTATTTGTATTGTTGTTGTAGTAGGGTCATTAATAATAGGTGGCGGTATTTGTATTGTAGTAGTAGTAGGGTTATTATCCGGAAATATATTTATATCATTTGTATATATTTTATTTAATATGTTTATAGTTGAACCGGCAATATATTTTATACCAATTCCAGTAGAATTTACTGTTAATATAGCATTTTTTGATACAGTAATTTGTGAAGAACTTAGCTTATTATCTATACCAGTACCTCCTGAATTGTTAATATTTAATGTACCACCCGTTATATTAATTTTTTTTCCATTCGTTATACCAGTACCCACGAGATTCGTTATATTTAAAGCACCTTTTACCATATTAATTGTCCCTTCGTTTGTAATACTCTTCGCAAAACCAAAATTCAATTTATCATTAGTACAATTTAATATACCTCCGTTTATATTTATAATCGAATCAGATGATACCTGTATACCAGACACATTACTAGTACATACACCACCATTTATATTAAGAGATGAGTAGTTAATCAAATTTAGTCCGTAGGAATTTGCTTCTATTTTAACTTGACCAGACATAAGTGTAATTGTCGACTCGTTCAGCATAGTCTGCGGTGGAATAGTTATAGATTCTGTTTGCCCAATTTGAATAATAATATCAGTATTTAATATTTCCTTAAAAAACATATAATTTATTGCTAGATTATTTAAATAATTCTGTGCACTTACTGAATCAGTAAATTTCATTTGAGTTTTTTCAAAATTTTCAATTTGTTTAATAGGAGGAAATCTACTACCTATTAATTGGGTAATATTATTATCAGAATCTCTAGTATTTTCACTACAATAACCATAAAAAGACACATTAATCTTGTCATTAAAATAATTACTACCAAATTTACTAACAGTAGATGATATAGAATTAAAATCAATCGATATGGCTGATCTTTTTTCAGTTAATGTGGGGATTATTGCGGTGTCGATCATTTTATTTATACTTAAAGTTAATGGCGCTTTGTCAGTACTATATTCGATTGGAATATACTTATAATTATTATTATAATTATCATTATATTGAAATTGCGCATTCATAATATTACTTGGATTATCATATTGAATATGGAGATTGGTAATAAACAAATTATTTTGTATTAACTTACTATTAGGAGGAATGATATCACCATAACCATAAATAAATGATAATTTAGCAATATTATCTGTATTATTTACAATATATTCATTTTTATATTTTTCATTAAAATAATACGAAGATAAACTGAAACAATAATAATCTATATGACTATCATTATAATCAAAAGGTATTATCTCGTTCATAAAATTATCTCTGATCTTCATATTATTAAATCTTTCTGATTTTTTAGTTGGTTTATTAAAAAATACAAAAAATATTGATATCAATATTAAAATTAAGATAATAATAATTAATATTATATCCATTATATAATATTAATTATAAAAAAATAAGATAATTATAAAAAATTTCTATATTAATTCTTTTTTGAATTCTAACATATTAACTATATTCTTATCAACTTCGCTAAATCCCATCATTGCACCATACCAACACCCAGCAATAGTACCAATTGTATCGCTATCGCCAAAATGTAAAGTAGAATTAAAAACAAGACTTTCCCAATTAATTTTTTTATTATGATATGACATCAATATACTATCATATGCAATTATAGTTGCACTAACCCCTGTATATCCAAAATAGTTAAAATCTATATCATGTTTATTTTCATAAAGAACATCAATCAGACTAGCAAATCTTTCACTCGCAAATGTAAATTCATTTGATTTAATATCATAATTGGGGTGACGAATCTCTCTATATTTATACCATGGTGTCCAAAACTCTTCTTTATCTTTCACATACTCTTTATAAATTGATAGTTTTTCTATTATTTTATCAATGGTATTATTTTCATTTAATTCTAATAATTTCTCACACCATTTTTCTGGATGAATATTATTTATTGCGTAGAAAGTAAAAAGTGCTGTTACCATACCACCCAAAAAACCAAGTGGGTAGTTATGGGTCAATCTACTTGCCATTATAGAGACTTCTATTATCTTATTTACATCAGTAAAATGTATACCAATATAGTGGGTACGCATAGCAGCGCCATTACCACCCATCTTACTAGAATAAATAATTCGATCCATATTATTGTATTTTGATAATAATCGTAATGATATCAGGGTGGTATTACCAGCAAGTCTTTTTTTATCTTCTAATAGTGGTAGAATTTTAACATATTCATCTATAAAATTATTAATACTCCCGCCTTTTTTACACGCTTTCATAGTTGCTATCATCATAATTGTATCATCACTTGCTTTCCACCGACTTAAATCTATTTTAAATCCACCCAAAGCAAAGAAATGATGAACTATCTCATAATTAATAAGCATAGCATCTTTCAATGTATTAATTTTCATATTAAAATTAAATTCCCATGTTCCATTATTAAATCCAAGTGTATCTAAATATGATCCCAATATAAGCGATGCGTTTATTTTATCTTTTATATTAATCTTGTCCATTTCTATTTATAAAGAGATATAAAATAAAATTTATATTTAAATATAATAATGGAAAATAATAACCAATATTCTTTTAATAATCTTGAATTTAATTTATACGAATTGTTAGATCTTCCTATCTCCTGTTCAACAGAAGATGTTAGGAAAAAATTTAAAAAAATAGTAAAACGATTTCATCCAGACAAAATATCTGAATTGGAAGAGAAATTGTATTATAATATAACAATAGCAAATCACATTCTTTCAAATGAAGAATCTAGATCCAAGTACAATGAATGGTTACTCAAAAGTAATAAAAGTCATAGTACTTTAAAAAATAATTTTGGTAAAGAATTAGATGAAGTACGACAATATTTCCCATCAAACATAAAAGACGCACAGGTTGGTTTTATGAAAGCGTCGGAATATTTACAAAACCGCCATGGGGATTTCAAAGAAGACACTAGAAAAATTTCATCAATTTTTAAAGAAAAAGAAAAGATTAGAAATAATATACCTAATATATCTAAAGAAAATTTTTCAGACATGAAAGATTTTAATAGTAGATTTGTTGAAAGAAAAACAAACGGTGTATATAATAATACACTTGTTAAATCTGATAATAATATAGTTGCTTATCAATTTAAGAGTGGTAATTTTGCTGAGTTAAAAGATTTTGATAAAATGTATATCAAAGATTCTAGTTTAGAATATATATTCTCTTTATTACCTATAAATGATACGATTGATTATGGTGATATAACCGAAGAAAAATTAGGAAATAAAATAAATGATTATAATAATATTACACGTAATATTAATAAATTTACGTTAGATGATTTAGGCATATAATTATATTATATTATATTATATAATGGTTAAAGCGTCTGATTTAATAAAAGAACAACAATCGAGAGATAAAGATAAAGAAAAAATTTTTGAAAAAATATACACACGAATTGAAAATAAAATAGTCAAGGCAAGTAAATCTAATTTGTATGAATGTTATTGTGAGATTCCTGAGTTTCTTCTCAATATTCCTCTATATAATTTACTCGATTGTAAAATGTACATAATTAAAAAATTAAAAAAGAATGAATTTAATGCAATTTCGTATTCATATAATACTATTTTTATTTCATGGAAATTGAACTAATTTAAATAAATTAGTATCTTTTGGCATAACATATAAATTATCATGCATATATTTTTGAGTCAAAGATAATGGGTTTTTATAATTATTAAAAATAGATACAAGTATAATTATTATTAATACTATTAATATAATAAAAATTATCATTAATATATCTTTTGATATACTAAACGATAATCCAAATATATTTATTGGAATTTGTTGATCTTGTGTAAATAATTCTTTAAAATTTTCTTTACATAAACTGCAATTTTTCATATGAGAAATAAAATTAGATAAATCTTCAGTGTTAGTATAGTGTTCATGTGTATGTTCATGCTTATTTTCATGTTCATGCTTATTTTCATGTTCATGCTTATTTTCATGTTCATGCTTATTTTCATGTTCATGTTCATGTTTATGTTCATGTTTATGTTCATGCTTACGATCATTTGTACTAAAATTTTCAATAGATAGTTTTTCAACAGGTATTTCTTTTATATTTGTTAATTTTTCAATTGGGAAATTTTTTATCGATTTATCACTAGATACTTCCATATTTTCTAATTTCCCACTTGAAACTTCTCTTATTTCATTATTTATATAGTCAATTTTATTTTCATTATTTTGAAAATTTTTATATATTTCTTTTTCACTTGTATTACCCCAAGCATCATTTATGTTTGAATATTGTATCATTAATATATTTTAACTTAGATAAAAGTTTATCGTTTAATATTAAAGAAAAGAATATTAAATATTATATATGGCATCGGATACTAGTTCTGACTTAAATATAAATTTATTAGAAAATAAACATAACACTATACCTATTAAGAAAGACGCTACTGAAACAACCGATTTCTATTTAAATTTAGCAGCAAATCCATCTAAAACTTTAGTTGATTCTGTTGAAACTTCGTCATCTTTACATTATAACAATGATGATAGTGATAGCGATGATGTATCAGGTGATGATTCAATTATATCTAAACACTCTATTAAAAATTCTGACGTGATGAATGAAAGTTTTAACAATGAATCAGTTGAACGAAAACGGAAAACATCAAAACACAAATCCTCTAAACATAAATCTAGGAAATCATCAAAACATAGATCAGATAAATATAATAATTCATCTGAATCAAATATATCATCTTCGAAAGCAAAATACCATAATGTAACAATTACTCCTGATAATAAAAATATCAAACCACCTATGTCAACACAAGATATTCGAATGAAGAAAATTGATTTATTAAGAAAATTAAGTGAAATTAAAACAAAAGGTTATAAATTAAGTAAAGAATATGATTTTAATTCGTCAATTGATGAAATGGAATATGAATATGATTTATTAAAAAAATTTGCAGAACGAAGAAATGGTATAAAATTATACAAAAATACTATATTGAATGTATCAAATATTATCGAATTTTTTAATAATAAATATGATCCTTTTGGATTTAAATTAGAAGGATGGTCTGAACATATGAATATAGAAATTGATAGTTATGATGATGTAATGGAGGAATTATATGAAAAATATAAAAGTAAAGGTAAATCAATGCCTCCAGAACTTAAATTATTATTATTAGTCGGAGCATCAGCAACTGCTTTTCATTTTTCAAAATCATATCTGTCAAATGTACCTGGAATGGGTGGTATAATGAACGCTCAACCAGAAATTGTATCAAAAATAATTAATAATAAAAAACCTAGTCAATTTATGTCAGAGCAAGAATTAAATATTATGAAACAAAAACAAGAAATACAAGAAAAGGAGAAAGCGATGAAACAAAAGTTACGACAACAAACGCAGCAACAACCATTTCAGCAACAACAACCATTTCAGCAACAACAACCATTTCAGCAACAACCATTTCAACAACAACCATTTCAACAACAACCATTTCAACAAGAAACACAGCAACAATATAAAGCACCTATAAATCCAAATAAAATAAATCCAATTAATACAAATCCAACTAAAGTAAATCCAACAAAAGTAAACTCAACTAAAGTAAACCCAACTAATACAAATTCAACTAAAGTAAATCCAACTACAATAAATAATAAAACATCAGTGAATAATTTTCAGAATTCTCACCAATCAGTAAATTATAATGATGCACCTCCTGCTGATCCATCAAATAAAATATATAGTGGAATACCATTACGTGTTGTTCCTTCATCTGATCCGCGAGATATGGTACAACCGCAACAACCCTCATTAAATAAAAAAACTATTAAAAAGTCAGAATCAGTAAAAGAAATACTAAGTCGTCTTCATAATAGGGAAATAGATACAATTGAGACACAAGATGAAACATCTACTATGAATAATGATAGAATTATATCAGATACATTAACTGATTCTGCCAAAAGTAAAGGGAAAAAAAAGAAGAGTTTAATGACTGTGACCTAAAACAGACTTGATTGTAAATTATTATAGTCATAGGAAGACCATTTTTTCATTATAACTTAAAGATATGCACTGCAAAATATATAATGGAAAATCAAGAAAATATAGTTAAAAGAGGTCGTAAACCAAAGAAAACACTACAGGTATTAAAAAAATTTATTGAAAAAGAATCACCTATTATTGTTCATTTACCAATTGATTATTCTGATATAATAGATGAAGAAAATAATGATATATTTATAAAACACGAATCATTTAATAATACGAAAGATAATAATATAAATGAACGAGAAAATAAATTATTGAAAACTAAGATTGAAGAGTTAAATGATAAATTAAGAAAATATGAAAAAACGCAGAAACCTAGTGTTATTCCAATATATAATAATACATCAAAATGTTGGTGGTGTAGATATAGTTATAATAATATTAGTGTTGAATTACCTGAACATTTTTTTAGTAATATGTTTTATAGTATTGGTAATTTTTGTTCATATAATTGTGCATGTGCATATAATATTGATATTAATGATGAGAATGTATCAAAAAGAAATTCATTATTACATCTATTATATAAACAGACATATAAGGAAGATACGATTATAAAACCAGCATGTTCATGGAAAATTTTAAAAGATAATGGTGGATCGATAAATATAGAAGAATTTCGTGAAAATTTTATATCAAATAAAATGAATTATTTGTATATAAGACCACCGTTTGTATCACGTATATCTTACATTGAAAAAATACCCATAAATGATAACATTGAAATTATAAAAAGTAATGATTATTTATTAAAAAGATCTAAACCATTAAATAGTACTAAATATTCACTCGAATCAACAATTGGATTAAAGAAAATAGTGAATAAAAATAATATTGATATATAAAAATAATATTATAAAAATATTATTTTTATAATATTATTTAAAAAAAATATACTATATTTGTATATGTCATCAAGTTCAACAAATAATGCAAAGAAATGGGAACAAAAGTATATTAAATATAAAATTAAATATAATACTATTAAAAAAGAACTTGCCTCACTTATTGGTGGCAGTTCATTTATACCAGTATATAATAAGTGTTATGAATTATGTATTGATTATGAATTAACTGATAATAATTTATTTCAAGCAATAACTAAAACGAGTTCATTTATAGATGATAAACAATATGCATATGATTGGATGAAACTATCAAAAATGTATATTTCTTTATTGGATTTATATTTTAATTCTGAACATAAAGCATATAAAGATTTTTTGACATCTAATAAACAAGGATTGCCTTCAATTGAAGAAATTACATCTAAATTGGATAAATGTATTAAAGATAAATTCAATGGATTACAGTTATTAAACAATAAGGATAAACCTCAATTTGAATCATCTGGTGACCAAGATTTATTTTTAAGTGCATGTTTTAAATTATCTGGTAACCCATCTCAAGTATTTAACCAAATGGTTGATTGTGTGGTAAAAGTATTTTCAATGGGGAAAGGTTTCGATAAACGTGAATATAATGTAAATGGTAAAAAAATAGTTGGATTATTCATTGATAATATCGAATTTGCTTGTTACCAAAAGTTTTACGAAGAAACAAGTGATTGTATCGATATAAGAGTTGCCAGTATGAATTTAGAAGATTATTATGACAATATTATTGATAATACTGAATTAAAAATTAAAATTAATAAAGATATAATCGATGTAATACAATTAAATAAAATTCCAGTAATCCCTGCACCTAATAGTAATATAACATCAATATTTAAAACTGTCGTAACTTTAGACGATAATTTCTTGGGAACTAATATACAAACACCATCTATTAAGACTTCTGTACAATCTAATACAACTATAAAAACACCTCCCGTACCACAACCTAGAAATACAACCCCTGTACCTGTACCACATGCGGCAGATACTACGCCACACGAAAAATTTCTTGGTATATTTTAATAACCATTCATAGCAGCGTACATACCTTGAAGAAAGCAATCTGCCATATCATCTTTTTTCTTATGACTATTAAACACATTTAACCATTCAGGAAATTGTCGTATCATCTCAGTACAATATTTAATTCCAAGTTGTTTAGTTAATTTATACGTTTTACTATCATCGCCTTTTAATTTAACTAATTCCATTGTATCACCATTATCTGCTAATTTTAATTTATTACTTGGAGACATAAAACGTACTGATTTTATTGGGGATTTAGTCCTCTCTTTGTCAAACATTCCCCTAATCATATAATAATCATATACAGTTCCGGATATAGTTTTCATTCGTGGATTTTTAAATGCTGGTTGATTTTCAACTACCACAGTGTCACAATTTAATAAATTAGAACGTTTTTCTAACTCATTTATTAATCTGTATCTAAAATCATCCATGCTTTGTGAAGCAATCGTTTTTGTAGTATGGCGAACCATTTTATATTTACTGCATATATTCTTATATTTTGCTTTTCCATGAACAGTACAATAAAATTCATTTGTTATAATTTCATTGTATTTACTTTTTTTACCACATAATGATTTTCCCTCATGTGAACAAGTCCCCGTATTATTATCAGTAAAAATAGTTTCAAACTCAGGAATAACTATATCTATCAATTTACTATGTTTTTTACAACTAAATGTATTAGTATGTTCTTGATACAGTGTTGGTGGTTTAGAGCATTGATGGCATTTAATTTTATCACGATCTGTTAAATTAATTATCCCCCAATCAAGAATTTTATATTTTTTAGTTTCACTATTGTAATCAATCAAACAAAAAGCAAGATTAATAATACCGACATCCCACGATAGTATTTGCATTATATTTATATTATGTATTCTTTTATTTATATATAAAAAATTTGATTTATATATCATTTAAATAACAAGTATATAATGTTAATACAAAAAATGTCAAATGAAATAGATATTAGTATGTTTAATACCGATGAATTGAAATTAACTTTATTCTACTCTCTCTTGAATAAATCAACACATAATAAAAATTTTATATCATCTGATGCTGATTTAACACAGTACGATTTAGCGTTGAAATGTATTAAGCGTGGTTATATTGACCGATTTAATGGTCGTGTATTTAAGAGTAATATAAGTGGTGATATGATGGAAACTGGATTATATAATCGTGACAATGGAAATGGTGTTGCGGAACAAATTATTCGATCAATTAGAACTGAATTAGGTATATAAAGACATTCGCGAACAATACAAAGGAAAATTGATTTTTACACCTCTGCACATTTAAAACGCCGATTTTTAGACATTGTAATTTTTAAGTTTCCATGTCATTCGTGAGGTTTTCTTTAGATATGTTGTATCTCTTTATAATAAATATTTTAAATATAAAATTAAATATATTAATTTACAAAAGACTATTTTATGAAATTATAAAAGTTTTTTCAAATTTAAATATTTTATTTTATATTCTCCATATAATTTTTTTAACATTAATTCTGTTGTTGTATGACCATTTACTGCTCTTATATCATTGTATTTAATTAAATTTTTTATAGTTGTATTAACATTTTCAATTTGTTTAATTGGTATACTATTATTTTTACCTCCTCCTCCTTGTCTACATCGTGCTTTCCAATGTAGTATATTTACATATAATGCTTCTGCTGACGGTGAATATAATTCTGTTGTATCATTTAATAAATCATTAAACCGAGTCATAAAATGAATAAAACTAGAATTTACTACTATACCTGGTAATGCTTGTTGAACTATTGGAATTGGAGTTTGTAGTAATTGTGTTACATAAGCTTTCACATTACGATGAAATATTATTGATATATTTACATAATTTGCTACATTTTGATGATATAATTGATTTGTACATATTGACAATCTTTCATTAAAAATATTTCTAGTTATTTGTGTTTGTACTAACATTATATTATCTACTACAAATAATTGACAGTTTAATAAGTGATCTATTTGATCTTTTAATGCTTGTAATATAAAACTTTTATATAAATCTTTTTCATTTTTAGGAGTTAATGGCTCGCAATAATTTATATTATATTTATTATGCATTTGATCTTTATCATAAATTGGTCTATAACATCTTATATCTCTTATATTATATGAAGAAATATCTGATGATATTATTGATATAAAATAATCTAATAAATTACTTAAACGTCCTAATACGGATGTTACACCTTCACGATTCTCATTACTTTCAGCATCTAAACTTCTTAATATGCTATTTCCATCAATACCACTTTCATTATAAATCTTAACAAAATTATAACGAACCCAATGTTCAATTGATTTAACATTTATATTTTTCCCAATATTATATTTAAATAATAAACCTTCAACCTGAATATCACTGTATGGACTAGCGTGACTTGCTCTAATATTAAATGACATAAATGGATAGACCATATTTGCTCTTAAATGATTTGTAAAACCATCTGAAATATAATATGGTATTACTGCTTCTGATGTTTCTTGTGATCTTTTATTTAAATATTTTATTTGATACATTATTACTTTTGAATCTGTCATATTTGGATCTCTTATCAAAAATGATTCAATTGGAGTTAATGTTATTTCTTCATTATATAAATCTAATGTTATTTTTTTATACATTTAATATATATATATTAAATATAAATAAATTAAATATAAATAAATTATATTCATTTCTATTTAATTATATATGCCACTAGAATATGAATACATGAACAATCGGTATAATAAACGTTTCAGTTCAATTAATGCTAAATTCATTTCAAGATTGCTCATTTGTTAATTTTTTATTTAATTATAAAATCGGCGTTTTAAATGTGCGATGGTGTAATAGACGGTTATGTTCTATTATAGGGAGGATTGCTATGCAACCCTCCCTATAAAAATTGATTATTTCAATTTAAATAATATCTACATATAATACTATAAATGTCACTCGAATTAATTGTTGGACCAATGTTTTCAGGCAAATCATGCGAAATATTGAGACGAATTAGGATGTTAAAAGTTCTTAAGAAAAAGTATTTAGTAGTCAAACCATCTATTGATACTAGGTATGATGAAAATATGATTGTATCGCATAATATGGAAAAAGAACCATGTACCAGATTAAAAAAACTAGTAGATATTTATGATATAAATAAAGATATTTTTGATAAAGTTGATACTATTTTAATAGATGAAGGACAATTTTTTGACGACTTGTTGGTTATAGTTAAAAAATTGGTAGAGAAAGATAATATTAATGTAATAGTCGCGGGATTGATAGGCGATTATAATAGACAAAAATTTGGACAAATATTAGATTTGATGCCATTTTGTGATTTAGATAAAATTAAATTTTTAACTGCTCTATGCGTTGATTGTATGGATGGAACATCTGCTAGTTTTAGTCACCGAAATAATATATCAGATGAACAAATATTGATTGGTTGTGGTGATATATACAGTAGTATTTGTCGAAAACATTATATTGAACATAATAATAGTTCTATTATTCCAACGCATGAAAAATCATCTATGAGATTGTCCAAGGGACACGCAGCAGCAAATATTTATAATGGTACTATTTCCCAACTAACAATAGATTGGTCATATGATGCTGTCTATTTTAAATATAAAGATAATGATAGTATTATATTATCAGTGGGACCAAGTACATCAACACACGAGATTGAGAAAATTAATACATCTGAAATAATAACAGAATTTAAATCTCTTTATATTTATGCAAAAAATAATCTTACAGGATATTCAACTAATTCAGATAAAGCATTAGGTAAAATTGCTAAGATTGTTGAAAAATTTATTTATTTTTAATTTCAGTTTTAATATATCTAATACCTTTTACAATATGTTTTTTTTTATTAATTCCCAGTCTAATCATTATATTATTTTTATTTGTCGGTGAATAAGGAATATCCATATAAATATAATTAGAAAATAAAAATTGATTGACATCCAAATATAACGATAATATCGCTATATTTGTAAGATGTCTATACTACTTTCTTTAGAATAGATAAAGATAAAATCTTTTTCTATACAAATAAAAATTGATTTATACTATTTAAAGAATGTACTTAAAGAATAAGACTCATAATAATATAAGAATGACATTGTGGGACTCTTATGATTTTAAAGATTATATTACAGTAGACAAGAATATTTTTAGTCTACCAATAGGTGTATCAATCTCAACTATGTGCGGAAAGGCAAAATTAGGATCTGATTTAGATCTCGATACAATTAAAAAATATTTACCTTTATCAACAGATGATATATTGACAGTTAAAATGAGTAAAATTGATATGAGAACATTGATACCAACAAAGAAGAAAAAACGACGAACTAAGAAAATAGTTAAAGTAAAAAATAATCCATTTTATAATCAAATTACTGTTGTAATCAGAGTAAATGAAGGTAACTTTACTGATTTAAATGATGAGAAAAAAATAAATGTAAAGTTATTTAGAAATGGTAGTATTCAAATATCCGGATTAATTAATATCAAGAATACAAACAGAGCACTTAATAAATTAATACATTGTCTTAGTATGACAAAGGCAAGAAGAAATAATAACGTGATTGAAGAGATAGTATTTGTAAAAGATGTTCCAAATCTAAATATTACTGATTTTCAAATTTATATGATTAATTCAAATTATAAAGTGAATATGATTATAGATAGAAATAAATTATTCAATTTATTATTAATGAAAAAGATTAAAGCATCTTATGAAAAATGTATTAGGGCGTGTGTGATTATCAAATATGTTCCACCTACTGACAATCTTGAAGAAAAAGAGATTAGTATATTTATTTTTGAAAAAGGTAATATTATAATCACTGGTGCTCGAAATCATTCACATATAATAGATTCATATAACTATGTAAATACAATATTATTACAACATTCAGATGATATTGTAAAGAAAGATGATACGATAGAAGGTAATTTATTATTAAAATTATATGATGATATTTTTAAAGAAAATTCTCATAAATTAGATTCATTATCACTATCTAATGTAGATAATTGGCAAAATAGTAGTGAAAAAATATTAGATATAAATGGACGTAAAAAAACAGATACTAAGAATTCTTCTTCACATGTTTAATAATCATCTGATTGTGTTATAACTTCTTTTATATTATCATCCAAATATACAGTATGTTCATATTGACAAGACATATCACCTTTCATACCATATACAGATGGATAAATTGTTATCATTCCTTTTTTTATATAATCATCTATGTTATTTATATTATAATATTCCAGATGACTATCTGAAAAAATTAAATAATTAAAAATTTTATATAATGGATTCGTATCATTATGAAATTGTGGTTTTATACGATAATTATTTTTTTCCGGTCCATCATATATCTGTGTATTCATGATAGTTGCAAAAGGTTCAATGGCATAAATACCTCGTTTAAAGCGTGTCATATTACCCACTGGTTTATTCGCAACATGCTCCCCCCCGTGAATATTATATTGTTTGATATTATGACCACCACAATCATTTATTACTTTAAGAGTATGATATTCATTTTTATAGTAAATTTCATATGAAGTAATTATTTCATTTATTATACTACTAACATCATCGATTGGTGTATCTATACCTACTATTTTTAAAGCGTGATCCAGAGCATCTTTAGTTGCAATATTAAGTACATCATAATCTGGATTAAAATAAATAGTACTAGATGAATCAACAATCCAACCATTTACATGGACTCCAAAATCTATTTTTAGATTATCATTATATGTTAATATTTTTTTATCTTTGTAAGGAGAATAATGAGCAACTATGTTATTTTCATTATTACTCATAGATGGGATTGGAGGAAATCCTATTCCTCCATTATATCCAGTATTTTTTGTATAATGTCGTATTCGATTATTGATTAATTTAGATAAATCAATTAAATCTAATCCTGGTTTTAAATATGGACGCATATCTCGTCTTACCATTTTATGTATAGATCCCGCCATTCTTAAACTTTGCAAACAATCTTCATTACCTGATATAACAAAATCTGTATTCATTGTCGTAATATTACTATGAGGATAAACACCACGTAAAATACCATCATACATCGTACTATGAGTATTGGTAAATTGACTATTAGTTTTTTTATTTTTGTTTAATAAAAAAATAATAATAATTATAACAATTAATATAATTGAAATAATTAAATATAATATAGTGTTATTTAACATTATATTATATTAGAAAACATTTTACTCCAATTCTAATTCATGTTTTATCATAATCATAGTATAAACACACTTTATTTTTATTAAGCATATTAATATGAATAAAGTGATCATAATAACATCTAAAATCTTATCCATTAATATAATATTATATATAGTAAATATATATAATATCAATATTTTATTAATAACACACTTGTTTGTCTGTGCTCATATGTTCACGATCATTCAATTCGGTAGTTTGCCATATTATATCTTCTTTTGATAAACTATAATGAACCATATTATTTACATAAGGATTTTTATCTAATGCAATATCTAAATATGGATTTATAGGATTTCTTTTTTCCAATAAATTATAACCTCTAGTTTGAGGTAATTCTTCTATATAACTATTTGCAACATTTCTAACACGACTCAATACATTATTATTTTTTGTATCTCTTTTCATATTATAATTAAATGTACCAACTTGTTTTTTACCTGCTGATATTTGATCAACACCGCCTCCCATAAGGTCACGTTTAGTTAGATCGGCACATTTTTCTATAGTTTGATTTGGTACAAAATTATCTGCTAATAGTCTGGATTCTCCATGTTCTACTATGAAAGAGGTTGCACCATTATAATTCTTTGCTAGTACTTCTTCAACTACACCACTTCTAGTAATATCATTATTTTTTCGATATGTTGAATCTCTATAACTAGGACCTTGGAATCTATTATCTTCTGTTGTCATACGTAGAGTGGGATTTGCCAATTGATTATTTTCATATAAAATACTTTTTGTAGCAATGACAGATGGACCAAACAATTCATTATCACTTGTTTGCTCGCGAATAGTAGGGTTAGCAATCATATTATTATGATAAAATGATTTATCTACATTATTTCTAGTTCCTGAGATATATGTATTATTACTTAATTCTTCTCTAATAGTTGGATTTGAAATCATATTATTATGATAAAATGATTTATCTACAGCAGAACGATTGTTTGACACATAGGTGTTATCACTTGTTTCTTCTCTAATAGTTGGATTACTTTTCATATCATTAAAATAAAATGATTTATCTACAGCAGAACGATTATTTGATATATATGTGTTATCACTAGTTTCTTCTCTAATAGTTGGATTGCTTTTCATATCATTAAAATAAAATGATTTATCTACCGCAGAACGATTATTTGATATATATGTGTTATCACTAGTTTCTTCTCTAATAGTTGGATTACTTTTCATATCATTTAAATAGACTGGTTTATCTACAGCAGAACGATTGTTTGATACATATGTGTTATCACTCGTCTCTTCTCTAATAGTTGGATTACTTTTCATATCATTAAAATAAAATGATTTATCTACAGCAGAACGATTGTTCGATATATAAATATTATTACTTGTTTCTTCTCTAATAGTAGGATTACTATTCATATCATTAAAATATACAGGTTTATCTACATTACTACGAATTCCTGAAACATAAGTATTATTACTTAATTCTTCTCTAATCGTAGGATTACTTTTCATATCATTAAAATACACAGGTTTATCTACGTTACTGCGAATTCCTGATATATATGTATTATCCGACATATTATCTCTTTGCGTAGGATTTAACATCATATCATTACGGTATTCATTTTTATCATTTGATGAACGAAAACCAGATATATATGTATTTTCACCATATGCTTCTCTTTGTGTAGGATTTAGCATCATATCATTACGATATTCATTCTTATCAGTTGATGATTTGAAACCAGATATATATGTATTTTCACCATATACTTCTCTTTGTGTAGGATTTAGCATCATATCATTACGATATTCATTCTTATCATTTGATGATTTGAAACCAGATATATATGTATTTTCACCATACTCTTCTCTTTGTGTAGGGTTTAACATCATATCATTACGATATTCATTCTTATCATTTAGTGCTCTAGGTGGACCTTCATTTGCCATTAATACACCTCTATTACCATGAAATTCTTCAACAAAAGATCTCCATTCTGGTTTTAAATAAGCACCTGTTGTTTTCAATAAATCATCATTACTACATTGGTCGCGATATGATTTCATTTTAAATTTAGTTATATTAACAGTATCTGGATTAATAGATTGACCTTCGCCATTCTGTCCTGTATTATTCGGTCTATTAGTTGGATCTAAACGTATACTATTAATACTTTTACCTCTTAATTGTTCTAATGTTTTTTCTTTAATTCTAATATCTGCAGTTATTGGAATACCATCAATACTTTCCGGGCGTACATACATATCTTCATTATAATCATTATTTCTGGTAGTTAAAGATTGAGAAAATCTATCTAGATCAATTGAATCTACTATTTTAGTATTACCACCAGTTAAAGCAGATTCATTTTTTAATAGTTCATAAAATGATCCTGGGTTATTTTTAGGTTTTGCATATTGACCGACTATATTGGTATTATAATTATTTATAACAAGAGTATTATCTCGTCTATTACCAAGAGTCTTGACATCTTTTAATAAATCAGCATAATTATTAGGAAACATATTTTCTTTTGTAGGTGTGACAACATATTGCGTTGGAGAATTTAAATAACTAATATTATTATTATAAAAATCTTTATTATCTTGACCTGTTTTAAATAATTCAAATTGATTTTTAAATTTTAAATCCTTATTTCCAATATATTTATTTACAGCCTGTGTTTCAGATACGTTCATTATATTATTATACATTACATTATAATATAATAATATCCATATTACTAGATATTATTATATAAAAATTAAAATTTTGATTTGTAGTAAAATCATATGAGTCAAGATAAAGTGGATATACATATTTATTTACCAACCATATAGGCAGGTTTGGTTTGCGATTTTAGTGGTAATAATCCACTGTATAATTCGGTATAATCATATGCGGTTGGTTTATCTTTAACATTTTTAACATATTCGGTGTTAGTCATATTAAACTTATCTTTCTTAGAATCATATCGACTAGAATCTCCATTACGTGTTGGTGGAAGAAATAAAGTATTGTCTACAACAACTTGTTGATAATTTATAAAAAGATAAGGATTAAATATATATTCCGATGTATCCATTTCACGATAATTGGCAATAGGAAAAGTAAAACGAGTATCTTCATTATTCATTGTTTCTGCAGTATTACATTGTTTGGGTAAATCCACTTTAACATTCATAAAATCAGTATTATTTCGTTCAATGCTATATAATTCTTTATGACGATTTTGTAACTTTGATTCAATATCTACTTTTGATCCTAAATCTAACATCCCTTCTTTCATAGGTCGTGACATTTGAGATTGAGAATTAATAAAACCATTTGAACTGTAACAATATGATTTATTTTCAACTACACTATTATCAATGACTAAAGATAAAGCATTTTTATTAGAATTATCAAATAATTTAGTATCATCTACATCATTATGATGACGAGTAAATTGATAGGCCATATATATAATGTTTAAGAAAATAATTTATATATTTTTAAATATATAAATTATCTATATTAAAAGTATAATCTTATAATATTAGGCGGAGAATAGACTTTTCAAATTTTGAATAGGTGTACTCTTTAAAGTTTCCATATATTTAGTATTATTAATTGGATTAATAAAAGATGCGTCCGTTATATCACGTTCACATAAATAAGGTGGTGAATAATTTAATGTATCAGCAATTTTAGGATTAAATTGATATTTTTCTTTAGGATCTTTTGTTAATTTTCGTGTTAACCCTAAAATATCATTTTCTAAATTTACTCTATCCGCATGTACCGATACATTTGGTTTATCTCCACATACCATACAATTTTCATTAGCATTTATTGCCATCATATAAGACATTGGTTTAGTACTGTCACTAGTTTTAACATTATAAGCACCCATATCATAGAGAGTTCGGTCTGAAGCCATACTATATATTAAATTTAGATAAAAATTATCTCAACTTGGATAAATATTTAATAAAATAATTTATTTTTTTTTCTTCATTTATATTATTAGTAGTTTCAGCAAATTTTGTTAAGAAATTTATTAAAGTATTTATTTGATCTTGTGTTAATCCTACTAATAATTGTGTTTTTTGTTCGTTCGATAATCCAGTAAGAGTATCAATTCTTTCTTGAGGTAAACCTTGTTTTAATTTTGGTAATATTTTCTTAATACTATGATTATTCATCATATTATTAATAGTATCATTAATAGATTGACTATTTAAAGCATTTGTAAGATTAGTAGTAGATTCAGCATCTTGATTAAGTGAATAATCTATAAGTAATTCAAACAACATATCAGGGGAAACATATCCTGATTCGAAAGGTTCCATACAATTAATCCCTGTCATTTTTGTATTCAATGTTGTAGTATCTAGAGTAGATATATTAATAGGTAAAATATTATTAGGATCATCAAATGCTATATTATTTTGCGGTAAAGTAACACCTAACTTCATTTTTCTAATATTATTAAACATACAATTAATTTTAGTTCTTAAATTACCTAAATCAGTGTTAATAGTTTGTATTTTACGTAATATATTATTATCTTGATTTTTATTATTACTAGCAATAAAAGTAGGTTTTGATATGTTTAATTTATTATAATTACCTATATTATCATTTAGATTTTTTATATATTCTGCTAATGTTCCTAGAGGTGGTGGATTATTTTGTTGACTATTTTTTTGTTGATTAGTTTGAACTGGATTTATAATTACTAGATTTGAATCTATTTCTTGTTGACATTGATCTATAATACCAGACATCGTAGGATATAATTTTTTGAGTAAATTAGTAAACATTGTACATGTATTAACAAATAGTGTAACAGCACCATTATATTTTGGTTTCATATCATTATCATCAATATTACCAGAATCTATATCTTGTAATATATTAGTACAAGTATTTTTAATTTGATTACAGTTACTATTAATTTTATCCAGTGTAGACTTTACTTCATTTAATGTATTACTTATATCATTATTATATTTTGTTAAATTAAAATTAGGATTTGCTTTAATATAGTTTTCTAATTCTGTTTGTCCTGGTTTTGCTGGTTTAACAGGTTTTGCTGGTTTTGCTGGTTTTGCTTGTTTTTTGCCTTGAAATGTTTCTTTATTAAGAAATATAGTATTATATTTATATCCAGACATAGTAACAATACCAGGACTAAATTGATTTAATCCAGTAAATGCTGTATTAGCATGGTTCACTAAATTTGTTGCACTTCCAGATAAATTATTAATAGTTTTTGGATCATAATCTTTTATTTTCCATGTGTTATATGAATCAAATTGTTCAATATTTGTATCACCATAGTTTTCATATAAGAATTGTTCATAATTTTTTTCAGATTGACCAAACTGTTCAATATTATTTGTTTTTTGAAAATCTTTAATTGAAATTTTTTTTAAATCTTCAATATAAGAATTTTTATTTGTTGGATTTATAAATGAAGGATCTGTTATATAACGTTCACATAAATAGGGTGGTACATAATTATTAAGTGTATTGGCAATAGATGGATTAAATTGGTATTTTTCTTTAGGATCTCTTGATAATTTGCGAGTTAATCCGAATAAATCATTTTCCAAATTAACGCGGTCCATATGAACTGATACATTCGGTGTATCGCCACATATATTACAATTTTCGTGAGCATTTATAGTAAACATATAAGAAAGTGGTTTACTACTTTCTTCTGTTTTTATATTATATACACCCATATCATACATAGAACGGTCTGAAGCCATATTATTATATATAATATGTAGAAAACTTTTAAAAATTTAGATAATAATATATTATTTAAATTTTTATAATGTTTTTAATTAGACAAATCAACATATCCTATTTCTTTATTTTTTATCTACTCGTGTTTTCTTCAATTGTTCCATATATTGATTTGTATTTGTTTGATTAACAAAAGATGGATCCGATATACTGCGTTCACACAAATAAGGTGGTACATAATTTAATGTTTTAGCAATTGCTGGATCCATTTGATATTCTTTCTTGGGATCTTTCGTTAATTTTCTAGTTAATCCTAAAATATCATTCTCTAAATTAACACGATCCGTATGTACAGATACATTAGGTACATCCCCACACATCATACAGTTTTCATGAGCATTTATCATTAACATATAAGATAATGGTTTATTACTTTCTTTCGTCTTGATCATATACGCTTCTTGGTCATAAATATTACGATCTGATTGCATTTATTATATATATAATGAAGAGAAAATAATTTTATAATTTAATTTTTGATAAAATATTATATATAATTATTCCAATATAGTCTTCTTGAAATAAATTAGTTTGTATATATGTTTCAAATAATTTAGATAATAATATATTTTTAAATTCTTTTTTGTTATTTTTTAATAAATTTAATATTAAAAACTTTATTTCATTTTTAATTATAAAAATACTACTAATATTAAATGGATAATTTATAAAAGGAATTAAATTAGATAGTAATATATCGAGTTTATTATAATTACAACTATTTTTACCTGCATCAAAACTACTTAATTCTTCTATTAATATATTTTTATATGTATCGTATGACGATCTTTCTTCAAACATATGTGCTAAACCAATTAATATATCTTTTATAATATATTTATCAAGATTAACTAAATCTGTTATATTAAAATATTTTTCTAAAAATTTAAATTTAGTATAATCAGTTTTATTCATTGATTTAGAAATAATAAGTTTAAGTAATATAGCCATATCTATATCTGATTTATTTAAATAATATCTAGTTTGTCCTTTTCGAAAAAATAAATGTTTTTCCATGTTAGCACCATGTACTATTAAAAAATTTATAATATTTGGATCCTTTTTTAAACAAGCGTATTCTAACAATGTATTACCATTTCCATTCACTGTATCTATCATACCACCTTTTTTTAATAATTCTTTTATTATCATTGTATCACCTACGTCTATAGCATGATGTAAAACAGTATTACCTTTATCATTTATTTCCCTAAAATTAATATACTCTATTTCTTTTATACTATTAATATCATTCATTTCAATTAATTTAAATATATTATTGTCAGTATTTAATAATTTATAACACTCTGCTTCTGTTGTTTGAATTATTTGTTGATATTTCATAATATTATCGCTTTGTTTTATTTTATTTAAACGATCTAATGATAATTCAATACATTTTTTGGATAATTTTAAATCTTTGTTATAATTATCTTTCCCTGCTTGATATAATTTCAATGCGTTTTCTAATATAATATTATCTTCATTTAACATTATATATATATAATATTTTTAATAAGATATTAACGATTTATAGTATTATATTATTACTATTATTACAATGAATATTATTACAATGAATATTATTACAATGAATATTATTACAATGAATATTATTACAATGAATATTATTACAATGAATAATAAAATTCTGGATTGGTCCTAAATTTACTATTAACTGTTTGAAAACTACTTTCATCTTTATAATACGCTAATCTATCTAGATTTAATTTTCTTTCTGCTTTTGTTACACATAAATAACCAGTTTCTCGGCAACGCGCTGGATTAGGAAATAAAAAATTAGCAAATTGAATTGTATCAGGTGCGCTAGTTGTTACTGGCATTGTATAGATATTCTTAATTCCTGTATTATTTTCTATTTTTTCTACACATGCTGGATTTCTCATTCTATTATCAAAAGGCATGAAATTCATCATTGGATTACTCGGTGTCGAATTATAACATTCACTTAAATTACTCATTATCATAGATTAGAAAAATATTTTTATAAATATCTTATACTTAATATATTTATGTCTTACACTATTTTATATCTAAAGATATAATTATAAAATAGTGTAAGATATAAATATAATGAGTCTTACCCGATTTTATAAATATAGAGAATTATATATTAAATTATTGCCTATAATGACAATATATCCGACTATTGTAGGTATTGATACAGGACTAACTATAAATAGGAGAAATACAGATGATTCATCTCTTGATATATATTCAAATATAATTGGACATACTTGTATCGGAATTATAACAGGTATAACCTATCCAATTAGTTATCCATTATTAGGATGTTATGTTCTATATAAAAATATTAAATAAAAATTGATAGACATCCAAATAATACGATATATATCATATTATTTGTAGGATGTCTATACTACTTTATTTAGAATAGAAAAAGATTTTATCTTTTTCTATACAAATAAAAATTGATTGTAATATTATATAAAAGTACACCATATAATAATGTTAATATGAATGATGCATGGGTTGAAAAATTTAGACCAAAAAACTTAAATGAAATAAGTTCTCATGAAGAGATCATTAATTCATTAAGGAATTGTATTAAAACTAAAAATATTCCACACTTATTATTTTTTGGACCATCTGGTTGTGGTAAAACATCGGCAATTCTTGCTCTAGCAAGAGAACTATTTGGTGAAAAATATTGGGAAGATCGTGTTATAGAATTAAATGCTTCTGATGAAAGAGGAATCAAAGTAGTTCGGGAAAAAATTAAACGATACGCTCAAAATTCAGTTATAGAAGATCCTTCTATTCCACCATGGAAAATAATAATTTTAGATGAAGCAGATAATATGACATCAGATTCTCAATTCGCACTAAGAAAAATAATGGAAGATTATTCTAAAGTGACTAGATTTTGTATTATATGTAATTATCATAATAAAATAATAGATCCTATTATTTCCAGATGTAGTATGTATCACTTTAAACCAATCCCAATTGATTGTATTCAAAAAAAACTAAAAGATATTTGTATGAGTGAAGATACATTTTGCTCAGATGAGAATATTAAAATAATAATAAATATATGCCGAGGTGATATGAGAAAAGCAATAAATTTTTTACAAAGATGTAAAACTAGTATTAATTTTATATCAAATACTAAAAAAACATTAAAAGATATCAATGAAGTAAATGTGAAATTAATAAATGAAATATCAGGTATAATACCATTAGATATAATGAATAATTTTATAAATTGTTGTATTGAATTGAATATAATAAAAGTAGATAATTTTATATCAGAATTGTACAATAATTCTTATTCTCTTACTATTCAATTGAATCATATAATAGGTATTATAGCGTATCATGATAAATTATCTAGTAAACAAAAAGCACTTATTATTGAAAATATAGTATCTATTGATCATAATTTATTAAAAGGATGTGATGAATATATACAATACACAAGATTGGCATATAATATTATGAATGTATGCAAGTAAGATATATTATAATAATAAATTATAGCGGAAAAGTATAAAAAAAATTTCGATTCCCTCGTTTGTATGTCCCTTAAATAGAAAACAATGATATAAAATAAAGAATGTATACAATTGATTTTAATTCATATGATCATAATTTTTGTGAATCAACTATTTATTCAGATACCCAACACCCTGAATATATAAATTCATTATCTAGTTTATTTATATCTTTTATTGGTGTAATTGGTTTATTTAAACCAAATATTAATTTTTTTTTAGCAACATTATATTCATCCCTCATAGTAAATGGAATAACATCATGTTTTTATCATTATTTTAATAGTATTGGTTGGGGGTTATTAGATAGAATGAGTATGATATTAATTGCTCTATCAAGTATTAATTTATTTATTTATGATATTAATCGAATTATTATATTAAATCGTTACAAAAATATTAGATTAGTAAATCGTTGTATTAGTATAATTACCGCAGCATTTTTTACTATACTATTTACCGTTGCTGGACTACATATGGAAACATTTTTTAATATAATGTTTGGATTATTTTTAACAAGTTTAATAATATTTATGTATTTAATTCGCCGTCATTATATTAAATTAAGAATACCATATGAAATTGTATTATTAGGTTGGCGAGGTATAACATATATTGCACTTAGTGGTATTTTTTGGTTATTAACAGAAAATCTGTGTAATAAATTTTATTATATAAAATTTATGTTTGGTCATGTTTGGTGGCATATATTTGTTAGTTATGGTGGTTATATTATCTCTTTAGTTCCATGCTATCTATATATGCAAGAATTACAGAATAGAAATAATAAACATATTAAAATAGAATATGATAGATATAATTTACCATATTTAGTATTCTATGAATTATCAATGGTTTAAAAATCAACCATTTGAATCACAATACCACCATAAATTGCTTCATCGGCATAGCATTTAATATTATCAATATAACATATATGATCCTTTTTTTTAATTATAATATTATCAATCATATGAAGACTTGTAAAACCACCATAAAAAGATTCATTCTCAAAGGAAACATTATTACCATGTGAATCAATTATATTATATGAATTAGCACATTTACTACATATCATACGAGGATATCTATCTAGAAAAATATCTAGTTCTTTTCTACATATTGGACATATTTTAGACATTATATTAATAATTAATTATTTTTTAATTATAAACTAAACTAAATATATATATGAAATCTAATGAATTGTATTACAATTTATATCTAAAATATAAATCAAAATATAATATTTTAAGAAAACAACACGGTGGTGGGATATTAAAAGATTCGATTTTAAAACAAGGTAATATAGATGATAGTGATAGTTTACATATAATTGGTTACCTGCAAACATTAATCTTGTCATTTCCTCTTGCTATTAATAAAGAATTTATGATACCAGAAACAGTAAAAATAGCAAATATTGCTGCTGAATTAACTACCTCGGGACAAAGTACAAAATCCAAACCATGGAATTATTTAATTTGGAGAGGATTAATGTTAGCAGGATATGATATTGGATTTGATCATTCTATTGTTATAAAATATTATAATTTTAGAGAAAAACAGCGTACTATTGATGACATGGCATTTGAATTATCAATGATACCAGGGTGGGCAGAATATGCCTTGAATATATTATTAAATTATCGATCTGATCCAATGAAATTAAGAGAAATGTCTAAATTAACTTTTGATTCACGACAAATAGAAGATTTATCTAAATTTTACACAGGTGATACAGACTATTTAGATCCTGCTTTATATGAAATATATAAATCATAATATATATTGAATATAAAAACTGTTTTATAAGATATAATAATGACAATTCTTGTTAATATTATATCAAATGATTTATATCAAATAACAAATAATTCCCCACTACAAATATATTTACACTGTAGATCAAAATATATTAGGTATTACTTTAAATTAAATATAATAGCACAATTAAATAATATGTATCCAGATAAAAAAGATTTAATAAGTAAAATATTTAAGAAACCAATTCAATATTCAAATATTTGTAAAAACCCAGATGAATATATTAATAAATATGATGTTATTATTTTATAAATATATTATGAGTTGGAACGTGTTGATGTAACTGATAATTATTCGACGTAGGTCAATCTAATCGAGTCATAATTTCATTAACAAAATAACTTAAAATATAAATATATTATTTAGTATAAATCGAATGATAATACTAAATAACATATTTATGAATTTTCATAAAATTAGTATAAAACATAAATTACAAGAGGGTCGTGATAAATTATATGAATTGCTCAATTCAACTAATTGGATAGATATACCAATAGTAAATGAAATAGATAGTAAGATAATGTATATTGATCATAATCTATCACAAAATATTCCAATAATATATTGTAAAAGTATAATAGCATGTCCGCCTAAAGACCTGTTTGATTACCTGGTTCATAATATTTCAGATACATGTCATGAATGGAATGATTTAATGTATCATTCTAGTGTTTTACATCAATTTGAAACAGATGGTGATAATGTTGCGAGAATTAGTAATATTATTAGTAATGGTTTTCCTGCCAGTGATCGCGAAGATGTATATTTACAAATATGCTGTAAAGACAAAGATTCGTATTATGAACTGTCTTTTGGTATTGATATGGATACAATACCATTAAATATTTCAAATAAAGCAAGAAATCCAAATAATTTAATTCGATCAGATATGCATTTTGCTGCTAAACAAATTACTATTAATATGAATGGATGTGAATATACAACAATATGGCATTATGATCCAATGGGTTGGTTATCAAAATTTCTACCAAGAAAAATGTTAGGTAATATTATTTTAAAAAATTTAGTTCATGAACATGAAAAATTAATTAATAAATATTCGCCGAATCGTGATTCGCAATCTAAATTTATGAATACTTATTCATTTTTAAATAGTATTTTAACCTCATTTATAAATAATTGTTTAATATCATCATCGCTTATATTAATTACAATTTATTTATTTACTCCTATAATTACAGGTATTGTAAATAACTTGTTCCCTCTAACTGGAATATCTGAATTATTAGTTTCATATATATTTTATAATAATATATTTTGGAGTTTTATTCTTTTTTTAGGTTGTATTGTTAATCCTAAACTAATGATACGAATTAATTCTGTTCCATGGGCATTTCATCCATCGTATAATATGGATGTAGCATATCAAACAGTTTTATATATTGCTCTTCATGAGAAATCAATAAATATATTATCACACCTTACAATAGCATCTGATTCTATTTTCTGGTTTATAATTTTATTAAATATACACAATGTTGTATTTCCTATATTTTCTATAATATTATTGCTACAAGCGTATTCAATATATAAAAAATCATCATCATTACCTTTCGTTCTCATCCTATTATTTTCATGGTTAACATCAATTGGGATTGCATATACTATCGGAAATAATATAGGATGGGATGTAGCACAACAAATGTCTATTATTTTTATTAGTATAAGTGCATTTTTACGAGTTATAACTCATAGTGTTGAACAAATTCCACCAGGTGTAGCAAGTATATTATATATAAATGATAAACCTAAATACGATGTATTTAAGAAATATAAAAAAACTAATCTTTCTATAGGGAAAAAAAGTTGGTTACTAATGTGTTTTTTACAAGGTTATATTGCTGAATTTATATCTAGTCTTCCCTGTCGCTTATTTATTGTTCATGTATTTTATTTAACAGATATGATAGGTATAAATATACCATCAATTGGATCATGGGCAAAATTAACAGAACATGCAAGTTCTATTAGAAACAATGGTTGGAAAGCATCAACATATACAAGTTGGATGTATGAATGGTTAGATGGAAATATGAAATAACATAAATATGATATGTTATTTCAATTTTTATAAAATAACTTTATTGTAATAAATAGGATATTCTAGGTAATACGTATTATCTAAAAATACCATATTCTCCTCTGATTCAGGAATACCAGTACAATAAATTATATCTATTGCATCACAATTAATATAATCTTCAGTAAATTGATATACATCATAATCATAATCATCATATCTACAATTAGTAGAACGAACTGTTTTATATTTATATTTACCTAATGGTATATATGAGTCTGAAAAAGATATTTTTTTATAATAAAAGTATTTATCACTCATTTCAACCGCTTTATGCATTTTAATATTAATTGGTTTCTTATAATATAAATTACGTCCATTAAAAGTCATTTTTTCTATATTTATATAAACATAATAAGTAGACATATTATAATATTTAATAAATATGTATAAAATATTATATAAATCAAATTTTTTAATAATTAAAATATAAAATATAGTATATGGATAAGAAAACGTCTAAAAAACTGTGTTGTCAATCAACAGTGAAAGATAAAAAATGTATTAGAAAATCAGATCAAAAAGAATTTGATATTGAAAAGAGAAGATTTTCTAAAGAGACTTGTTTAACAAAACCAATAAAAGGATTTACAATGAAATCAAGTTGTGCTCCGTATAAAGATTGTATAAAAAAATAATTATGAACTCATATATGGTTTATATATTTCAACCTTTCCGAATATATTTTTATCCAATTTATTAAATAATTTATATATATCTAAATATATTATATATATTTTATCTAAATTCTCGATTATTTTAGTTTTTTTACACATTTGAGCGTAAATTTCAACATTATTGAAATTTATTACAATTCTATGTTCATTATTTCCTCCATAATTATTTGAAGCGCATATATAAAAATCTCCTAATAATTTTCCAATTTCTTTAGAATTCATCTTATTTATATTATCAATATTTATTTTATTAGGATCATAAATAATAAAATTATAATTTTTATCTATTAATTTATATGAAATATTATTTTTATTCATAAATTTTATTAGGATATTTAATTTTGATTTAGTTAACAAATAACCACTTATATATGCAATTTTTCTATATTTTGATTGGATAAGATAATATTGAAGAACTATTTCATATATTTTTGTATTCTTTGTATTCTTGTATTTATTATATAATTCATTCATATATATATAGTTTATAAAAAAAATATTTATTTATGTTTTTTTAACCAAATACTAAATATTTTCATCGCTTCTTTCATATCATCTGTTTGGTTTGGATGATATTTCGCACGATTATACATTGTATTTACAACTTGTTTCTGATATGTTAAATCTTTATTTTTAATAATTTCAAGAGTCTCTAATGCTTTCATTTTATTTTTAAATCCAGTTCCTTTTGTTGAAGTTTTAGGATGATTATCTTCATACAATGATTTATTAATTTTATCTTTTTTCATTAAATAGGAATATAAAATTAGTTTATAATATATTTATCTGGTTTATATGGATTTATAAAATATACGATTATATCTTAAATGATAAAGAATTAAATAATATCTTTACTAAAGATATATATTATATTGACACCGTTTTAGAAAAATTAGAAAAATTATAAAAAATGAATAAATCGAGTAAAGAATATATGACACTTTATCAAGATATTATTAAAGTAGACGAATATAAAATTTAATTTATAACTATTCATTCATAATAAAATATTGAAATTATAATAATTTTATACTTTAATTATTATAATTAATGGAAAAAGAAATTAATATATATTACAACTCTTTAATATTTTGTGATAAACCAAATAATATTGAAGAGTTTTGCGGAATTATTGAAAATTTAAGTGATGGCGACTTGGCTATTCTATATCACGTTTTAATGGAAAAAGATGAAACGGATCAAATAAAACTTTTAAGGAAATTGCGAGATAGAATTACATATTATCCCCAACTGTATAATGCATATACTGCCAGAGTATTATTAGATGATCCAATCATACATATTAAAAATGAAATTGTATCACGTTTCACCTGTGTGTAGAATAAATTTTATTCATCGATATACGCAATCCATTCATTAATAGTATCAATATCATAACCTCGTTCAGTCAGTTCATCTATAATGGTTTGCTTTAATTTATCAATATCTGTAATTTTATTTTTTAATATAATTATAATATTACTAATTTCTTCATTATTACTAATTTTTATAGATACTTTATCTGAAAATCCAGATAGAATATTAATAAGACGTGATAATCTACCAGTAAAACACTTGCATATACTATCATTCATTTCTTGATTCATTATTTTAAAAATATTATTTTGGTCCATTGTATTAAAGTTATCAATTTCAATAAACACTGCTTTTAATAATTCTTCAAAATTAATATTCAAAATAGAATGAACGTCAGTACAATTAGAATATTCTATTAATGCCATTTTCGTTTCTTCTGTTAATATATTGTTTTCTAAATATTTTAATTGGTAATCATTTTTATAATATTTCATAAGATTAAATATTGACTCTTTAATAGATTGTTGAATAGATGAAATGTGAACATTTTGATTATCATTAAATATAGTATATTGGTTTATTTTATTAAATCGAAGTAGGAACCTTTGAAGAATAGGATTTAATATATTTTCAATCATATTACCTGTATAATAAAATTGTTGTAAATTTACCAACATTGTAATTTGTAATGGTAATATAGTTAAATTATTATGATAAATATCTAATGTTGTTAATTGTACCATATTACATATTTCTAATGGTAATTCTTTTAACATATTTACACTTAATGATAAATGGGTTAATTGTGTCAGATTACCTATTTCTTTTGGAACTATGGTTAACTTATTATTGGCTACAATTAATTTTGTTAATTTTGTTAAATTTCCAATTTCTTTTGGTAATTCGTGTAAACTATTCATCCCTAAATACAATTCTGTTAATTGTATTAATTTACCAATTTCTTTAGGCAATATTGTTAAATACTTGTTAGTTAAATCTAATTTGGTTATATTATCCTCCTCAAGATTGTCAAATAGCGATGCGACTATTATCATAGTACTATTCATTATAATTTATAAAGACTAGTATATTTTTAAATTAAACTATGAATTACATACTATTGAACAAAGAAAAATTGATTTATTCTATTAAAAATAATAATATATAATAACATATAATGCTAAGTAATACTACAAAACAATTTTACGAAACAGCAAAAATGTCTAGTAGAAAAGAAAAAGGTCAATATATGACACCATATGATGTTATTGACAGTGCTTTAGATATAAAAAATAATAAAAAAATAAATATATTAGAACCATCATGTGGGACTGGGCAATTTCTAGATAAAATAAAAGAAAAATATCCCAAAGCAAAAATCACTGGAATTGAAATAGATGGTGAATTATATACAATATTAAAAAATAAATATAATGATATGAATATAATAAATTGCGATTTTTTGGAATACAAATTTACCGATACATATGATATGATATTGGGAAATCCACCTTATTTTGAATTTAGTCTTTCTAAAGAATTAAAAAAACAATATAATAATGTTATATCAGGTCGTGTTAATATATATACGCTTTTTATTAAAAAATGTATCGATTTATTAAAACCAAAAGGAATTTTAACATTTGTAATTCCAACTAGTTTACTTACTAGTAAATATTTTGAAAATATTAGAAAATATATTGTATTACACTGTAATATTACTAGAATCGATATACTAAATAGTGATAATTTTCAAGATGCCTTACAGCAAACTATGATATTCTCCTTAGAAAAATTGGAAGAAGGTAGTGTTAATAACATGATGTATATAGTTAAATTAGGTAATACTACTATTTTTAATACCGAATATAATGAAATTAATAATATTGTTATTGGTAAAAAAACTATAATAGAATATGGATGCTCTGTTAAAACTGGTAATATTGTATGGAATCAAGTAAAAGATAAATTAACTGATAATATAGATAACCCCATACTAATTTATCCACGTAATCTAGTAAATAATAAGATTATACTATCACCTCATGAAAATAAAAAACAATATATTAATATGAAAAAACCTCTTATAAAGACACCGTTAATTGCCATTAATCGTATTATTGGAATTAAAGAAATCAGTTTAAAACCAGTATTAATAGAAAGCGGTGAGTATTATTTTGAAAATCATATTAATGTTATAACAGGATCACTAGATAAATTAAAAGTAATATACAATTCTTTATTGAAACCTGATACAATAAATTTTATTAAAAACATTATTGGTAATACTCAATTATCTAAAACTGAATTAGAAACAATGATACCAATCTTCGAATAATACCAATCTTCGAATAATACCAATCTTCGAATAATACCAATCTTCGAATAAATTCATTCTATTGTAATAATTATCATATCATGTAATTCAATTCTCATATATATATTAATATGATTCATTCTACATTGATTTAAAATTTCTTTTATACAACGATTGCTATCCACGCCTTGTACCGATATACCTAATTCAGGAATATAATTATAACCATTTATATTTTTTTCAATCGTTTCTATATTTAATATACTACTACGAATAATAGCAGATCCTTTTTTAATAATATTTATATATAAATGATTTAATAGAGTACGATATTTACTTGTATCAAACTTAATATTATTTATTTTACATTCAAGTATTTTAGAAGAAGAAAAATTATATTTTTCAATACATTCTATATTATTTATATTAATAGTTATGTGTGGTTTTAATAATATTGTATTATCTTCTAGATAAATAATATTATAATAGTTTTTTAATTGTTCCAATAATACTATTTGAGACATTTAATACAATGATAGTATATTAAATTACTTTATTATATCAATTTTTATTTTAGGTATATAATATTTCTTTGAATAAAAATTGATATGTATTATGCCTACAATATAACATAATATAATATTAAAATGGAAGAAATTGATATGATGTATAGTAATAAAGATATAGTAGGATTATTTAATTACAAGCAATCAAAAGAATTAAATGATTATGTTACAAAAAAAAGAGAAATTTTATTTATTGAAATGTTTAATACAAAAAATACAAATTCCATTACAACACAATTATATGATAAATTAAATAAAATGGATATAATTCCTACAGAGTGTATTGGCAAAGGTGGACGAACCGATTCATTTGATATGATATTTAAATGTAATGATAATATTTTATATAACGCTGAATTAAAAGTATTATCATCATATAAACTACCTCAATTATCTGATATATCTTTAAAAAAAAAGGATTACAATATAATTACTAATCAATATAAATTATTTGTAGATTCATGGGCATTAATATTATCAAACATTAAAAAAGAATTTAATATGATAAATAATATTCCTACTGTAGATGAATTGTATGATAATTTATCTAAAATTACTATATGTAATCCTTTTATAAAAGAACTGAAACAAATTATATCTGATAAAGATAAAAACAAAATTTTGAATGATCACTCTATAAAACATATTGATAATTTTTTAACAAATAATATAAATATGGTTAATAAAAATAATATAATAGAACAATATAAACAAAAACTTAATTGTAAAGATTTAATGATTATTTATAATAGAAAAACACAAAATTTAAATGTAAAAAAAAACACAAAAGATTTTACACTTGATATAAAATCTATCAGTTTACAAAAATGTAGATATAATAAATACAATATTGGATTAAATGTTGTATTTATTATCATCAATAATAATATTGAAACTTTAGAAAATGTTATAATAAGATTACGTTGGAAAAATAATAATGGTATATTAAATCCTGCGTGGAAATTAGATAATATAATTATGAAATAAATTCCATATTTCCTCATTAGGAACAGAAAGACTTGTCTCATATTATAAAAAGATAAGTAAATTTTTTTTATTATTTATAAAAAAGATGAAACTTTTATTTAAATAATATAATGTATAACTATTAATGGACAATACTATATGGATTGAAAAATATAGACCTACTAATTTTGATGAAATTATAGGACAAGAAAAAAGTATTAAAATGTTAAACCAAATGATTTCAAATGGATCATTACCACATTTATTATTTCATGGTAAATCAGGTGTTGGTAAAACTTCTACTATAGTTTCAATTGTAAATAAATTATACGGTAAAAATAAAACATTTATGGTAATGAGATTAGATGCTTCAGATGATAGGGGTATTAATACAGTTAGAGAAGAGATAAAAGGGTTTGCTGATAAAATGACACCATTTAATAATGGGATAAAATTAATTATACTAGATGAAGCAGATTCAATGACATATGATGCACAATTTGCATTAAGAAGAATTATTGAGAAATATTCAGATAATACTAGATTCTGTTTAATTTGTAATTATGAAAATAAAATAATACCACCTATAAAGTCAAGATGTATTAATATACGATTTAACCCCATAGATAAAAAAGTTATTATGAATAGATTAAAAGAAATATGTAAATTAGAAAATATAAAATATTCTTCTGATTGTATCGACGCGATTAGTAATATAGCAAATGGTGACTTACGTAAAGGAATTAATATATTGCAAAGTATTAGTATGATGAGTGTTAATCAAAAATTATCAAGTGATTTATGTTATGAATCAACTGGAATTCCCAAACCTGCCTTAATTAAAGATATTTTTAATATACTGATTGATAAAAAGATAGATTATACAACTGCTTATACGTATTTAAAAACACATGTATTAGATACAGGTGTATTATTAAGTTTTTTACTACAAGAATTATCTAATTATATTACTAATATTATTATAAATACTCGTTCATCAGAGTTAGTAAAAGATATTGATAATTATTCCAATATTATAATTGATATGTCTAGATTAGAAAGTGATATCGCCATATCTACTTTTAGTGATATATATATGGCAGGATTAATTAGCGCTTTTAAAAAATATTGAAATTAATATGTTTTTTTAATAATTATACACTATGTAATTATATTAAATGTCTATTAGTAATGAAAATGTAAATAATGATTTGAATACGCTCGATCTATTTATTGAAACACCTTTAGGTAAAAAAGCAATTGATACTTTTTCTACGGTTTTTAGTAATATTATAGATACAAAAGATGTAAATAATATTATGTCTTTCTTACATTTAGAACGTAATAAGTATCAATTGGATACAAATAATTACAAGTATATTAGTCTTATTATTAACTGTGTTAATAAAAGGTATCCTGGATATGAAACGATGTTATTGGATAAAATAAATCCAATTCCAAGTTTTATTTCTGCTTTCAAAAAGGTTGCTATTACTCAAATGGAAAAGCAGAAAACAGAAAATATACAGTTAGGTGAAACTACAAATGGTGATATAAATTATGTTGATATGGGATCAGAAGTATGGTGTCTTTTCATGGAAATGTCTAATAAAAATGTTATGGATCCTCCAATAAAGATTAAGGGTACTGGTACAAATCGAAAAGGTCAAGAACCAATGAAAACAAATTTTATGGACAAATTACCATATCATATTAAGAATAATTGTATTACATATATGAAACGAATTTTTTCAGCAATAAATTGCGCATTACCATCTATGCAACCTATTTATTTGGATACATTATGGCGTCTAGTGTTTTTTGAACGAGGTATTGTAAATCAAAAACGTATGGAAGAAGGAAAAGGAAATAAAGATATATTTTATCTGCTCTTTACACTAATTGCCAAAGAAATGCCAAAAAGTGCAATTAATATGTGTCATCTTATTCCACATTATGGAAGCATGAAAGATATTCGTTATTTATTAATTCATTATCTTAATATGAATAATATGGATATGATTACTGCTCTATCAAATGTATTTATTAATTCGATTGATATGGATATTCGTATGTTGTCACCAGATAACCGTGGTATTTTATCAAGCAAAGGATCGTCATATACAATATCAGAATATAAAGAATTTATTTCAAATCTGTGTACATGTATAAATAATATGACACCTGAACAAATAAAAAAAGAATTTAACAATCTTGTATTTTCTATGGCAGGAAAATATTGGCCAAGTGAAGATGGAAAATATAGTAATGCAACAATACGAAATGAAAAACGTAATATGCACGGTAAGACAATGTTACCTGAACTGCGCAAACGTCCATTCTCGCAACTAGATAATCTATTAACATCTAGACTATTTTTTCCAAATGATGGTATTGATCGATGGTCTACATTAGAAGAAGGATCTAAATCTTTTTATTTGATGTTATCACGTAAAACAAAAACTGTTTTAAATAAAATCCTTGATACAGTGGAAGTACGAATGGCATCAAATCAATGGAAGTATATAAATCCAAAGACAATTCCTGGGAAAGCATTTTTTCAACATCGTCTTGCTTTTTTAAATGAAACGGTTGGGACTAAAGTAGAATATGATAAGACTGAGACAGGAAATAGGTCAACTGATATTGATCGTATTGATTTACGTAAACGTACTCTCATTTCTGCGGAAAAAGGCGAACTTAAATCAGGAGGAGATAGTACTAATTTTGCCAAAGTTTTAATGGAAAATAACTTGTTACGTATAGATCCAATATCAATATCATCCGCAATGCGAACAACACTTAACGCTCAATTTAATAATTTAGTTGAGGATACGAAGGTGCGATTAGAAACAGAATATAATAAAAAGAGGGAACAATGGATTGCAATGGGATCAAACCCAGATGATGAACCATTAAATCCATTTTATTGTGCTTTTATTACAGATGTTTCAAGTTCTATGGGTAATCGAATATATAACGCTGTTGTAAATGCGTTGATAGGTATTAAACTAAGTAAATTAACAAAAGGTAGTATTACATTTTCAAGTAAACCATCATTCATTTTATTAGACGATGATGGTGATTTTATAAGTTGGTTTCATAAAATTGCCACCAATAGTAATTGGGGTGGATCTACAAATATTGAAAGTGCTTTTAAAATGATGTTAAATATGATGAAAAGTGTACGTGCGATAGATCCAACATTTAATGGAAAGGTATCTCTTACTGTTTTGACAGACATGATGTTTAATCCTACTAATGGAGAAACAGGACCAATGACACTTGAAGATTATGACAAGTGTATGACCGAATATGAAAATAAAACTTATTACAATTCACATCAAAAACCAACTATGCCACAAAGACCTTTTGTTGAACGAATGACCAAGATGTTTAACGACGAAGGATTTAATGTTCCCCTAGTATGTTATTGGAATATGAATGGTAATACTAAAGGGTTTGGAGTACAAGCGGATTCACCAGGTATAATATCAGTAGAAGGTTTGAATAGCGGTATGCTAATGAGTGCTCTTGGTGGTGGAGTAGAGTTTAAGAAAAATAATGTGACTGGTATTACGACAGCGTCTACTAATCCATTAATATCATTCTTAAAACGTCTATCTAAACCTGATTATGATAAAGTATCAGAACAACTATATATTACACAGGAAGGACCGTTCGCAAGTAATGTGAATGTAGCACGAAATAAATTATTCTTTGCTTTTAACACCATCTAACTATTCTTTCTTTAAATAAAATAATATATATATATATATATATGTCTAGTAAAGAAATATTGTACAAAGAAAAATACTTGAAATATAAAAAGAAATATTTAGGAAAAACTTTTGAACAAAATCAAAATGGTGGATCTAAATTTAATATAGGCGATTTTGTTTCTATAATAGAATCAAATGAAACTGGTATAATAAAACAAATTAAAAATGGGGGATTTAAGATATGTAGTAAATATTTTATATCAGAAAATAATTTTAGAAATTTTAATCCAGATCAAATTAAAATAGGTAGTACCGTAATATTAGATCTTGACAATGTAGATATAAGAGAAGAATTTGAAATAACTGAAATGAATAAACCATATTATGTAATAAAATTAATAGACAGTAGAGAGGTAGATATATGCGAAGATAATTTAGAACTTGCACCACAACAACGACTTGGCGATTTGTTACCACGACGACTAGAACGAAGTGATTCGTCACCACGAAGACTAGGTGATTCGTCACCACGAAGACTAGGTGAGTCGTCACCACGAAGACTAGGCGAGTCGTCACCACGAAGACTAGAACGAAGTGATTCCTCACCACGAAGACTAGGTGATGAATCACTTGACGAACGAGAACGAAAAATAAGAAGTTTAAAAGAACGTCTATTGGCAAAAAAACAAGTTAAAGAAGATGATGAAGAACTGGAAGAAACACTTGGTAATTTGTCACTACGACGACTAGAACGAAGTGATGAATCAGTTGAGGAACGAGAACGAAAAAGAAACGCTTTAAAAGAACGTCTATTAGCAAGAAAACAATTTAAAGAACAACCAAAAATAGATTTAGAACGTGATGAACTAGATTATGAAGAACGTATGAAACTATTACAATATATTAGAGATACTCCACGTCCAAGATTTATGGATGGAGATTTATTTATTGAACTTTCTACAGGGAAAAAAGGAAAAGTATTATCTTTAGATGATGATGTATACGAGCGAATGAAAAGACAATCGGATCCATCAATTTATCGTTACAATGTAATATTTAATGATGGCGATAAAGCAACGATTCCTCAATCTTATATGGCTCACATCGGTCGTGATGGTAAATTAATAGTTGATATGAGCGGTCGTATATTTTGAGTAGGGATATATATATATATATTTTTTTTCATAACTCATAAAAAATTGACAGACATCCAAATAATATGTTGTACACCTTTGGACATTTAAAACGCTGGTTTTATAAATAATAAAGGTATAAACACTACGAGACAAGTCGATTTGTTTTACAAGAGTCTTGAGCGGAGAGAATTTCACCCCAACTCCTAATTATTTATTTTCCCAAACAAACGTTCATAATCTTTTATTTTATTTTCTAAATTTATTATTTTTTCTGTATGATGATAATATGAGTTATTTCCTCTTTCATTTCCTTTTCCTATAAAAATTCCTACACATACTCCAACAAAATAAGGGAAGAACATATATAAAATATATTTATATATTATTTAACAAGTAAATAATTTAATATTTATTCTGCGTTTTATTTTTATTAACCTGAATGTTGTTTAACAAAAAATATTACATTAAAATTTTTAATATCTTGATATTTTGTTAGTTCAACGGATAAATCAAAATCAAGTGGTATTGACGTACTATTTACGCCATATCTT